TTGCCACCTTGCCGCCGATCAATGACCTACCGGGCTGGTGGGGTAAAGTCAATGTCTTTGTGATGGACACCACAGAGCAAAATTTGTTCTTAGACCTCGATGAGGTGATCACCGGGTCACTGGACGCATTGGTTGACGAGTATGGTGGCTGTTATTTTGCCGCCGCCAAGAACTGGGCGCAATCCGGCCACGGTGGCGTGCAATCCAGCGTCATGTTGTGGCAGGGCGGCACTGGCTGCCACGCTGAGACCATTTACCGCAACTTTGACCCTGCCATAGCGCACTGGCCGCCGATCAACACACCGGGCGTTCTGTGGGGGGATCAGGAGCATTGCACCCAGCTGAGAGATGAAGGCAAATTGAGCGTAACGGCCATCGACCCAGCCTTGATCAAAAGTTACAAGTACCATGTGCGCCCAAATAACCATAAAGTACCAGCCGGGGCGGTGCTGATAATTTTTCACGGAAAACCAGATCCGCACGAAATCACTGGTGAAGACTGGCTGAAATGGTAGTCATCCACACCAACACCGGCCTGGCTAACCAGCGAGAAACAGCGGGCTGGTTAAAGCAGGGTTTTGAACGCCACGGCCTAACCGTACAGATCACCGCAGACAAGTACGCGCCAGGTGATTTGCATGTGGTACAGGGGCCGCATTATTGCTATCAGGAATGGCTAGGCAAACCTAATGTTTTATGGCTGAACCGGGGGTTTTACGGCGATGCCCGGTTTGATCTGAGTATTGGCTGGCTGAACCGGGACGGTTCGCGGGATTTCCGCAACGCAGACAAGACCGAGCCCAACGGCACACTGCCACCCATGAAGGCGCAAAAGACGCGGCGCGAAACCTGCATTGTATTCACCGATTACGGTCAGCGGCCAGAGTCACTGATGGATTATGCGGCACAGCATTTCAGTCCGTGGCAGACCGTACACCGGCCACACCCGGCAGAGTACCCGGAACGAAGTTTTGCCCCGTTGGCCGGGGTCTGGCCGCACCGCGATGTCGCTATTGGCCACGCATCCACGGTACTGGTCGAGGCGGTGCTGAACGGTTTGCACGCAATCGCTTTAGACCCGCGCCATGTGTGCAACGATATGGAAGAAGACCGAGAGTCCTGGCTGATCCGGCTCAGTTGGGCCATGTGGAACCACACGGAAATCATTAACGGCAATTTCTGGAGTCACCTGAATGCTGCAACTTAATTATGAATATCTGACCCAGACGGTGGCCCCCACTTTCGAGCCGGTGACGGTGGCTGTTGCTAAAAACCATTTGAGGGTGGATATCTCGACGGACGATACGCTGATCGGCACGCTGATCACAGCCGCCCGCGAGTATGTGGAATTGTTCACCGGGCAATCATTCATCCAGCGCACCTACCGCGCTGACCTGGCCGACTTTGCTGATGCCATACGCCTGCCACGCGGGCCGGTGCTGGCCATCACCAGCGTGAAGTATTACGACACCAGTTCACCGGAAACGCTGCAAACCTGGGGCGCATCGAATTACTATTTACATAATGACATCTGGCGGCGGATAGAAGGGGTGTCCCTGCCATCGGTGGGATCGCGGGCCGATAACGTACAAATAACCTACACGGCAGGACGGTCACCACTGGCCAGCCCGCAACTGGACGCCACCCCCAAAGCGATTGTGCAGGCCATCTTGTTATTGGTCGGTGACTTTTATGAACACCGCGAGAGCCAGGTACTGTATCCCGGCCAACTGCTGGAGAATCGGGCGCTGCAAATGCTGCTGAACCCGTACGTCAATCACCGATGAGATCGGGACGCCTACGCCATCGGCTGATCTTGCAGAACAAGGTCGAAACCCGCGATGCTTACGGGGCCGCTACCATCACATGGGCCACTCAGACCACGGTGTGGGGTGCGATTGAGCCGCTATCGGGTACAGAGTACCAATCACAAGCGCAGATCGAGGCGGAAGCCAAAGTGCGCATTGTGATGCGCTATTACTCCGGCATTAATGAGACCTGGCGGGTGGTCAATGACAACAGAGCGTACTCCATTTTATCGGTCATAAACCACGATGACAGGAACCGGATGTTGACGCTGATGTGCTTACAGGGCGTGAAAGATGCCGCCAGCGGGCTGGCCTGAAGCCATGAGCGTTCAGACTAAATTCTTTGTCGCCGGAATGGCCGAGCTGGAAAAAGCCTTGCAGGATTTAGGCTCCGAGATTGCGGGCAGCAAGGGCGGGCTGGTTAAAAATGCGCTGCTGGATGCCGGGCGCGATGTCAAAGACCGCATGAAAGCCAACGCACCAAAGGACACCGGGCGTCTGCGCCGGTCGATAAAGCACTTCCGCGAAAAGAATCCACGGCGGCTTTCCGAGATCGTCTATGTTGGCCCCATGCTGGGCAGTTCCAGAGATGACCCGAACGGCGCATGGTATGCCGCTATCGTAGAGTTTCAGGGCGGCGCGGGAGGAAAGGGCGCGGGCTATGCCAGACGCGCAATCCATCCAGAAGAAGACTACGGAACCATCCGCAAGAATTTAGCAACCGGTGTCGAGCGGGTGGCGAAGAAAGTAGGCAACGAAAACGCAAGGGCAGTCGGGGCCAGGATCAAAAAGCTATGACCATTGAATCCGACCTGTACACCACCCTGAACACCAACGCCGGGGTGCGGGCCATCGTGGGCGAGGCGACCAGCCCGCAACAGTCGCGCATATATCCCAGCATCGCACCCGAGAGTGCCGCGCTGCCCCGCATTGATTATCTGAACGTGGCCGGTAGCCGCATCCACACCCTGCCCGGCACCGGAAACATGATCCGCAAGCGCATCCAGATCAACTGCCATGCGCGAACCTATACCGAATCGAAGACTCTGGCCGCTGCCGTGATTGCCGCGCTTGAGGGTGACGGTTATCTCGAGCTCGAGTTTGATCTGTACGACTCAACTACGCAGATCCACACAGTGATTGTGGACTGGAGCTTTCTGACTTAGTTTTTACCGCCTGCATCCTGCGGGCTTTCCATTGCCGGTCTTCCGGCATTTCATTGATGCCAACGAATCCACAGGAGGATACCAATGGCTAACCTTAAATCGCAAGGCTGCACTCTGGCACGTTTTGACACCACAGCCAGCCCGAATGCATATACCAACATTGGCCAGGTTGTTTCCATCGGCGGGCCGTCAGGAACCACGGGTGAGATTGATGTAACGAATCTTTCGAGCACGGCAAAGGAATTTATCCCTTCATTACCCGACTGGGGGAGCGTGGATTGTGAAATAATTTTTGACCAGGCGACGACTGCGAACAAGCATCAGGAGTTGTGGGATGATTTCAGCGCCCAGACTTCCGGTACTTATCAGATCACCCTCACGGACTCGCCGCAAACCACGTTCACCTTCACCGCGTATCCAAGTCAGTTCGCTTTGAACATCGCTATCGACGATAAAGTCGGTGCGAGTGTTTCGCTCCGAATCACTGGCTCGGTGACAATGGCCTAAGGAGCAACTCAATGCAGTCATTAAAGGCATTCCAAACGGTATTCAAGGTAGAACCCGTACGGATTGAATACTCAGAATTTGCCAAGGATGGCGCAATTGCACAGGCATCGAAAGCCCTCAAAGCCGAGGGCTTAGATGCTATTTATCTAAAGCCGCTAACCTCACAGCACCGGGCCGGTTTTGAAGCCAGCCTGGTCGGGGCCGATGGCAAAGCACGCAACGTCCAGAATCTGTACGCTCGATATGTCGCTATGTGTTGGGTCGATGACGAAGGCAAGCTCATGGGAACCGCAAAGGAAATCGGAGATTTACGGGCCGATCTCGTGGCGGAGATTTTTGAGCATGTCCAGGAGTTGAATGGCGTGAAAACCAAAGCGATAGAAGAAGCGGGAAAAGACTGATTGCCGACCCCGTTCTGAAGTTCCGGTTTAAGCTGGCGCTTCAGTTCGGGATGCCGGTTGGCGTCATGATGCAACAAATGTCGGCATTAGAAGAGGCGCACTGGATAGCCTACGAAAAGGACGACCCGTTTGGGGACTCCCGAATGGACATCCGCAACGCCCAGGTGCTGCACATGCTGTACTCCATCAATGCAGGGAAGAAGTCGGAAAGGAAAAAACTAACGGACTTCATGCCGTTCTTCCGAAAACAGGTACAGCCAGACGAACAGGTCACAACCAAGGTGCGCTCTTTGTTCGGCAACATAATCAACCATCAGGATAAATAATGGCTTCAATCGCTAAACTCGTCGTCACACTGGGCGCCAATGTCGCCGGGTTCGAGACGGACATGGAGCGTGCCACCCGCAGCCAGAAAAAGCGGATGCGCGACATGGAAAAAGGCGCGGCCCAAATGGGCAAAGCGGTGGCCGCTGGCTTTGCTGCGTTGTCGGGCGTGATGGTGGTTGCGGTCAAAGCGGCGGCGGATTTTGAGACCGCAATGGCAGAAGTGTCCACCCTGCTGGATGATACCTCAGACCTGGCCAACATGAGCCAGGCGGTGCGTGATCTGGGTGTTCAGTTCGGCAAGATGCCGGTGGAAGAAGCCAGGGCGCTTTATCAGATTATCTCAGCCGGTGCGGCAGACTCAGCCACCCAAATGGAATATCTGACGGCTGCCAATAAGCTGGCCATCGGTGGCATGACATCGGTTGAAGTAGCCGCCGATGGTCTAACCGGTATTATAAATGCCTACGGCAAAGAAGCTGAAGATGTGGCGCGAATAACAGATGTTATGTTTGCCACAATGAAGGCAGGCAAAACTACCATTGGCGAAATCTCAGCCAATATTGGCCAACTTGCTCCACTAGCTGCTCAATTAGGCATTGAGGTTGGAGACCTTGGCGCAGCCCTTTCCACGGTCACACTAGTTGCTGGAAAGACAACCATTGCCACGACTCAAATGAAAGCACTTTTCACGCAGCTCGTGGCTCCAGCGGAACAAGCACGAAAGATTTTTAGCGATCTT